GGCTGATCCCGGTGGGGTCTCTCATTCCTGAAGGAGATTCACATGACAACACCTACCAACACCCAAAGAAACGCGGCTGGCGTCAACAATTACGCCTCCGGTCGCGTCATCACCGATTCCGCAACGGCTGCGGCCAAGACGTTCAACCTTGGATTCAAGCCGCGCGGCATCAAGTTCCACAACGTCACCGACCGCATCAGCGACGAGTGGTTCGACGGCATGGAAGAGAGCACGATCTACACCGCGTTCCTCGCCACCACCGCCCTGCTCGATGCCGATGCCGGCGTGACCGCGACCGACTTCGGCTCCACCTGCAACCCGACCGCCTCCGAGATCAACCTGGAAACGCTGCGTCTCGCCATTGCCGCTCTGGCTGCCAAGTTGGATGCCGATGCCGATGTGGTGACGGTGACCTACGCCACCAAGGTTCCGGCCAGCGGCGCCACGGCGGCGCAGTTGCGCGCGGCCATGGCCGGCATCAACGCCCTGCTGGACGCGGATACCGGCGTGACCACCACCACCTATGCCTCCGGCACCAACCCGAGCGCCTATTCCTCGCTGCATACCGTGGCGGCCGGCACTCGCACCCTGGACATCACCAACGGCATCAAGGTCGATGGCAACACGTTCAGCGTGACCGCCACCACCATGGTCGCCAGCAAGGTGTTTTTCTGGGAAGCCTTCGACTGATCCGACGCAGCACCCCAACCAAACCCGCCCTCGTGGCGGGTTTTTTCATTTAAGGAGCATCACACATGGCACGCACGCCTAAAGACGAGATCGCCAATCCCTACGATGTACCCGCGCCTGTCGCCGCCGCGCAAATGACCGAAGGCGAAACGCCGTCGGCCCCGGTTCCGCCGCACGCGCAACCTGTTGCCGTGGAAGCGCCGACGCACAAGAAGGTGATTCTGCAACGGCCTCCCGGTGTGACCGACAGCCACATGTTCATCGGTTTTAATAATTTCGAGGGGCAATTCCCCTACGACACCGAGATTTCCCTGCCGGTCGATGTGATCAACCACCTGCGCGCGCAGCGGCGCGTGGATTACCGGGCCGGCGACGACGGCACGCCCAGGGCGAGTTATTCCAACTCCATCGGCGTCATGGACGTGCACTGATCAAATGGTCTGCGCATGGCCTGGAACATCGCTCGCCGCCAAGAGCGGCTCTATGGGATAAGACATGGCGACGCTTGACGACTTCACCCGATACGTGGCGATAGATGTTCCGAACTGCCCGCTTCCTGTCATTGAAAACGCGGTGTTGCGCGCCGCGCAGATGTTCTACGAGCGCACCGAGCGCAAACGGGAAACCATCGAGTTTCCGACCGTTGATGTGTTGGCGAGCAACCTTGCCGGCTATGCGTTGACCGTGCCGGCTCAATACCTGTTGAGCCGCGTGGCCAGCGTTCGCACCGAGCGATTTCCGCGCGGACTAGGCATCACCAGCGAATACGAGGCGGCCGGGATGATGACGCCTGGCATGCCGTCGCACTACTACGTCAAGGGCAACGGCAATCTGGTGCTGGTACGCCCGCCTGAGACGGCCGGTGACATTGTTACGGTGGATGTCGTGCTGAAGCCTGCCATGAGTGCCACAGTCCTCGATGACTTCCTGCTCAACGACAACCGCGATCTCATCGTGTACGGGGCAAAAGCCATTCTCATGGCGCTTCATGGCAGGCCATGGAGCAACGTGGAGATGGCGGCGGCCTACAGCAACATTTTCAACGATGGCACGGTCAAGGATTACGTCTCGGGTCTGGTCGGGCGGTCCGGCGGGTCTTTGCAAGTCAAGCCGAGAAAGTTTTAAGGGATCGCCATGGGCACCATCACCGCCGAACAGATCATCCGGGATGTTCGCGTTCTCAACAATGACAGCGTAGCGGCGCGCTATCGGCATCAGGATGCGGACTATTTCGCATGGCTGAACGATGGCATTCGCCAGATATGCAACCTGCACCCGGAAGAATGCACAGAGTTGATGGTGTTGGCGCTGGTTGAAGGGGTCAACCAGACATTACCGGATGCGGTTATCAAGCTGCGCCGCCCGATACGCAACATGGGCATTGGCGGCGCGACACCAGGAACCGTGGTGACCTTCGCCGACATGGAGACCATGGATCTGTTTTTACCGTCCTGGCACATGACTTCCACGGCGCAGGATATCAAGCACATCTTCTACGCCACCAAGCTCGACAGCAACCAGTTTGCCGTCTACCCGCCCGCCAAAGCGACATCGACGGTCCAGGTCGAGGCCGATGTCTATCCCGACGCGCTTGATGATGCGGCGGACATCATCCCCATCGCGGATCGCTACACCAACGCCCTGCAAGCCTACATCCTGTTCCGTTATTTCAGCACGGACGGCGAGGACGCCGCAAACGCCGCCGCAGCAGCGTCCTACTACAACCTGTTCACGGCTGAGACCGCCTGATGCTCATCACGCTCGGTCCCCAGTTCGGCGGCCTGGTCCCCCGAACGGACGGGGCACAGATGCCGCCGTATGGCGCCCAGGTAGCCGAGAACGTCAAGCTGCACGCCGGCACGATACGCGGCTGGCGGGCGCCGCTGGCGGTTTACCCAACCATCCCGGTTGCTGATACCACCCACACGCTCTTCTACGACAAGGGTTCCGATGTCTGGTTTACCTGGGATCTGGACGTGGATGTGGTGCTCGGCCCGGTGGCTGATGGCCTGGTCAACCGCCGCTACTACTACACCGGCAGCGGCGCGCCGAAGAAGACCGACTCCGCCATGGCTATCGCCGGGGCAGGGGCCTATCCGCAGACCTACTACGAACTGGCGGTTCCGGCGCCCGACGCGGCACCCACGGTCAGCAGCGACGGCCTGGGTGTCGGTATCGCCGAGGATCACGTCTACGTCATTACCTATGTGTCGGAGTTCTCCGGCATCGAGGAAGAAAGCGCGCCGAGTTCCCCGGTCACCCTGGCCGCCTGGCAGCCCGGAGACACGGTTACGATCACCTGGCAGGACACGCTCCCGGTCGGCAACTACAACCTGACCAAGCGCCGTGTGTACCGCAGCAACGGCGCATCCTATTTCTTCGTGCTGGAACAGGACATCGACCCGCTGGTGCTGACGGCGACGGATGCCCTTCTGAATACCGCCTTGGGCGAGGGCATCACCACGCTGGAATACGACACGCCGCCGGATAGCTTGGTTGGCCTGGTGACGCTGGCCAACGGCATCCTGGCCGGGTTCGTCGGCAATGAAATCTGTTTCTGTGAACCCTTCCAGCCCCACGCCTGGCCTATCGGCTATCGCCTCACGGTGACAGAACAGATCGTCGCCCTGGTGGCGGTCGGGCAGGGCCTCTACGTGTTGACCGAGGGGCACCCGTATTACTGCGCCGGCACCCATCCGGACAACATGGTGCTGGAGCGCATCACCAAGTTCGCGCCCTGCATGAGCAAGCGCAGCGCCGCAACGGACGGCACGGGCGCCATCTATGCCAGCTACAACGGCGTCACGCATCTGCAAGGCACGCAAGCCAGGAACATCACCACCGCGCTGTTCACCCAGGAGGAATGGCGTAACCAAGACCCGGAATCCCTGTACGGCATCTATTACGATGACCGCTACATGCTGTGGTACTCGGCGACTTCGGCCGGGCCGTTCACCATGAACGGCGCCAAGCCGATGGATGGCTCCGAGACCATGGACGGCACGCTGGCTGGCGATAGCCAGGTTGGCGGGGCGCTGGTGTTCGACTCGACATTGCCAGAAGCGCCACTGACAACCCTGAACGCGCCAACCACGGCGGCCCATATCCGCGCAGACGATGGCCTGCTGTACATGGTGGACGGCGACAAGGTTGCGCGCTTCGACGCAGACAGCCTGAACAAGTCCATGTACGAGTGGCGCGGCAAGATTTTTGTGCTGCCCAAGCCGGAGTCCATGAAGGCCATCCAGGTCTATACCAACAACGCCATAACCTCGGAACAGATCGCCGCCAAGGCTGATTACGAGGAAGAGCTTGCCCAGGCCATGGCCAATCTGCAAGCCAATATCCTGCTGTGGAATGCGGGCGCCTTCAATGCCGGTTGGGGAATGTGCGGCATCAACGAATGGGAGTGGAATGGCTCCGCCCTAAAAGATGCCTTCGTGCAAATCCTCGACCCGCTTACGGCGCTGACCCTTGCCATCAAGGTCTATGCCGACGGCGAACTGGTATTCAGCGCATCGGTGGAAGACAACAAACCCATGCTGCTGCCGGCGGGCTTCAAGTCCGACACCTGGGAGATCGAGGTATCAGGCAACAAGCCGGTGCGCCGCATCGTGATGGGCACCAGTCTGGCGGAGGTGAAAGCGGCATGAAGACCCCCTACATCCCATCGCCGTCTTCACTACCCCAGGAATACGCGCGCGTGCTCAACCCCATGAAGCAGGTGCTCGACCATTTGACCGGCACGCGCTCTGGCGAGATCGCCGCGCTGCCGACCACCGCAACCAACGCCGACATCATCGCCAAGATCAACGAGATCGTGGCGCGGCTGAATTTCTCCGGAGAATGACATGGCCAATTTGACCGGCGTTCCTGTTTGGTCCGACGTGGTACAGAACGAAACAACCACCCTGGTATTGGGCGGCGCGGGCGGGCCAATGAATCTGCAAGCCCAGTCCCTGGCCAACCGTACCGAGTGGCTGAAACGCCTGGCCGAAGCCTGTTGTTCCGCCAGTGATTGCGGAGCCTGCGACAAGACGATCTGGATTCCGGCGGACGACATCGTGGGGACGAGCGGCGCCACGCACAGCGGCTATGCGCTGCCAGCCATCGTGCTGTACTCCCTGGATTTCGATCCAGACACGTCAGAGTATGGGCAGTTCGGTCTCAAGATGCCGCCCGACTGGAACCGTGGCCCGTTCTGGGTGGAACTGGTGTGGTTCACCGATTCCGCGCCGACCGCCAACGACGTGCAGTGGGAAGTGC